AAAAGATTCATCTGTTATTGATTCTTCAAATTTTCTAACTAATACATCATCCCAGTCTGGACAATAAGTAGGTTCACCATCTAAACGAGGACTACATGCTTCTGCTGATGGTGCAAAATATCCTGCTCCAATAAAAGCAACCGATATCGATCCCAATAAACCTATAGCAGCAACCACCTTTTCATTTGCCCTAACTCTTTCAGTGAGCTCCTTCTGTTTCTCCAGCAATCTCTCCACTTGAGATTCCAACACTGCTATCTTCACTTCGTTGCTCATTGGGATACCATGTATCATACATGAATATGTAGTAAATTGCAACCCCTACTGCAACGAGAAGAATAGCAATCATTATATTAACTGAATGTACTACTTCACTCAATCTCTTTGCCTCCAGTCATCAGACCTCTCTTGGTGAAACCAATCTACTACATCTTGCGGATCTCCAAAACCCCTTCGATGTTGAGTTGAATCGGGGTCTCCAATATTCAACTCATTCAGAAAAGAATCTGTAGGATCCATTGCCATTCTTCTTGCTGTATTCAGCATACCCCTAGCAGCAGTATTTGCCTTTGCTAGTTTGTTTGCCCAGATCATATCATCTAGACTAACCTCTGTTCCAGCAGCAATGTCTTTACATATTGCTTCTAGACGCAGACGATATTGTGTTGATAGCATAAGTTTCTTATTACTAAGATTATTTAACGTGTATCACTCCCTTCATACCAGCACCTGCATGAGGTTCGCATTGAAACTCATACTCACCTGGATTATCAAGAGTAACTGTAAAACTTTCACCAGGAGTAAAAGCTAAGTCTGAATGTGATAGTTCTGGATAATCATTAAATACCATATTGTGAGGAGGTAAATCTCCATTAGTAAATGTAACAGATTCTCCAGCAGAGATTGTTACTTCATTTGGTTCAAAAACCAAATTACCTCCAGAACCCATTGTAATATCTGCAGCATATGCTTGTGCTGCTAATGTCATTGATAAGAATAATGATGTCATCATTATTGTAAGTCTGCTCATCCACCACATAATTTCATGTTTCAAGTTGTTGTTTTTCATATTTAGTGTCCCATTGGGATACCTGATGCCATCATACGAGAGATGTTATCAACCTCTTCGTTATTACAGTAGTCAACAAAATGAGGATGCTCCTTTAAGTAAGGTACATCCTCTTTTGAGTGTTCTATTGCATCGTATGCACTCATTGCATACTCACAGATTTCATAATGTTGTAGTTGATTATCGTGATAACCTACCGTGTAATGTCTTTGTTGCGTTAGGGGCATGATTCTTTCAATCCCATACTGATGATATTTATTATACCATATAAGTATTTTTACGCATTTATGTGTGGACTCAAAGACACTGTTATGAGACCGAAACGCACTGAACTATTTGTGGAAAATTCTCTGAAAGGGCATTATTAATATACCAATCCATATCATCTTTATTAGTCTTATATTTTATAACTGGACCCATACTAACCATAGAGTCTGGACGACTAGGTGGAGAGATGTAAGTATAATCAATGTCAATAAAATCAACGGTTACATTATGAAAATTTAGATCCTCCTTCATATCATCAAGAGTCTTCTTTACATTTGAATCGTTTAATTCCATTTGACTGCGGTTAATTCGATAGTGTTATCATCCATTTCCCACTCTTCCTCAACAACAAATCCTTTTTCTTCAATAGAAGAGTGTATAACCATCCTAGCATATTGCTGTGTTAATTTTTCTAGAAACCTTTCTATTGGAATATTTTTATTCCAAGTTTGTTTATCTGCAACAAACTCATATGTTTCTGTATATTGATTCCATTTAAATCCAGAATCAACTCCAATAGCAACATCAACTTCCTTAGTAGGATGATCTTCAGCATGGTCAGGATCAGTAATAACCAATTCTACCACTTTCATACCAGAAAAAGGAACATTAGGTCTTTCACCAATACGTTCCAATGCTTCAAGTAATTGAGGTTTCTCTTTGATTTTTGTTCTAATCGTACTGAAATGTGACATCAACATCCCTCCGAATCATGTGTATACTCTTCAACAGAATCATCAACAGTAGATACAGTTTTATAATAATCAGAATTATATACCCTATTCTCCAACTTACCTAATCTATCTTCAAGATCTTTAGTTAAACTGACACATGTATCTCCAGAAGATCCAATAACTTCTTCCGTTACATTACCATCTTGCTTGATAGTAAACTTAATTCGTTGTGCATTAGACATAATTAGAAAGGCTTCGGGTGTGTTACAACATCGCCATGTATCTCACCGATGTCATCGATGTGAGCATGATCGATTGCTTCTATATGTCCATGATCAATACTGATATGAACATTACTCTCTAAGATATTAGCAATCCTTTCGAGAGCATCGGCAATTCTATCCGCAGGTGATTCCATAGTAAAGATGTTTATATATGTATATTATAGCAGAATCGCTCCAATAATGAAACCCTTTGCAAAAGATATACACACTACCTGATAATCAGATAGACCCCATTTGTCCTGACATTTTTTTATTAACTTCTTATCTAATTCTACGCCTTTGTCAAATAATTGTTTGATCTTCTTCATCTTCCAGTGTTTCGAGATTACCTAATGATTTATAACCTAATTGTTTTCTAAGAAATAACACTTCTTTCCTGAGAAGAAGGTTTTCCTCCTCAAGTATCTCTATGTGTTCTGAGTAGATGATTACGCTCATATAGGTATTTAATCATTTAATGTCTTCTTCATCTTTACATTCCTTAGCAAGATCCTCTGCCATCTGTCCACCAATCTCTGCTCCTTGATTCATTCCAACCATAGTAGCAGCACCAGCAAGTACCCATCCTACTATAGGAACAGATGCAATTCCAGTCTGAGTAACAGCAGCAGTTCCTAATGCACCACCTACTATTCTACCTGTTCCTTCTCCACCACCTTTCTTCTTAATACATGCAATCATCTCAGGACTCATGCCATCACTGTCACTCTGTGATGGAGAAACATAATACTGTTCATGCTTAGATATTTTTGTCTTTCCTAATCCTAAGAATCCACCAGGTCTATCAACTCCTTCAGACTTAACTAGTACTCTAGGATCATGTGCTCTATAGTTTATAGTATATCCTTCCTTATTTGCTATGACATTATAAGAAGTATATTCACCAATAGGTAAGTTCAACTTAGGGAATGATTCCTTTCTAGCAATCATCCCTATCATCCCTATATGAGATATGCCTAAGAGTGTTCCTAGACTAATACCTATCCATTTTTTCATAACAAAATCCTCAATTACATCTTAAATGATTCTTTATCTTTAACATCTGATACACCAATTATCTTAAGAGGTGCTTGCTCAACACGAATAGTTTGAGTAGGTCCTGCTTTCGCTATGATTGCTTCAATATCTTTTGCAGTAACAGGAGGTGCTCCACCATTACCATTACCGTTTCCATTACCATTCATCTTCATAGTACCATCACCCTTCTTAGATGCTGTTTGAATTCCGAAACTAGCTAAAACTCCTGTAAAAACCGAAGCTATGAATGTGGGATCTATTTTCTGTTGCGGAACACCAGGAATAGCTACATAATTTAAAGTCAATATTCCACCAGACCAGGCCAGGACTGTGATTCTAACAGCTGTACTGATGATTGCTGCTTGTTCCTCGGCATCGGGAAGAAGTGCTGCTTTTGCTTTACCAAAGAAACCTTTCTTATCTTCCTTAGTTTCTTTGATCTCTTCTACTACTTCTTCCTTTATTTCTTCAGGCATAAAATTAAAAGTGACTATTGTATATAGTCACCTTAGATCTAAAAAGTAGGAACTCCAAATCCACCAGAAGGTGCTTGAGGTGCAGTTGCTTGTGGTGTAGCAGAAGGAGCAGCAAGATCATTAGCACCAGTAGGAAGAGAACCTCCTAAACCAGCACCACCTAAACCCCCAAGAGATCCAGTAACTGCTTCCATAACTTGAGATTTAACTCCATCAATGATGGAATCCCTGTTGACATATACATATAACCCACTGCCAACAACGGCAGCAGATACAACAGTAGACGCAACAGCAAGTACATTAATTACTTTTTGCATTTTTATTTTTCGAGTGATTTATTTATAAAGGACTGTTTATAAGCATTGTAGTAATCAACTACTCCAGCACTTATAACATACTTATTACACCATTCATCAGCACACTCATAGATTGCTTTATTATTACCCTCATGACCATATTTTCTCATAAGGATTTTAAGTACATCTTGTCTTAATTTTAATTTTGCTTCATCCATTAGTAGATTGATTTAGTGCAGGTGGTTTCCTATCGCCCCCAAATCTGAAACCACCAAAGGGATCTGGAGCAGTCATAGGTAGCGAAACTTACGACTCTAATATTATAGCATAAAAAAAGACCCCTGTGAAGGGGTCTTGATCCATCTCGAACTAGAGATATTTAGTTAATGTAAGATCAGAATGTGAACTTAACACCAGCTTTTGCACCCCAGTTTACGATGTCATCGTTAGATGAATCTTCGCCAGTTACGCCAGAAAGCTCACCGTATACTCCGATTGAATCGGTAGCAGCAACAGTAACACCTGCCTTACCAGAGAATTCGCCTTCAGAACCGTCAGTTCCGTCTACAGCGATGAATGAAGGACCACCTTGTACATAGAAGTCAGCAGTCTCGCTGATAGAACCTTCGTAACCGATGTGAAGATCAGTTGTAGCACCAGAGTAGTCTCCATCTGGATATGAGATATTGCTCTCAACGTTCACGTATGGACCAGCAAAAGCTGCACCAGCGAGAAGGAATGGAGATGCTGCAACAGCAGCGATTGTTGATTTGATTGACATGATTGTTTAAAAGTATCTCGCAAGAATTAAAAAATCCCTTGCGGATGATAATTCCCCCGACATGGGGAACCGTTTTACATTCGCAAAGGGTTACGATTATTTCGAGTCCTTTGTTATGATGTATTTATATTAACAGAACTTATATGATTTGTCAACTAGGTGGTTAACCCTACCCTTTTACCTGTGATACCTGTGCCCAATCCATATCAAAGAGATATAAACCCTTATCTGTCAGGACATGGTTATACATTTTGACAAAAACTGATGGTGGTAAAGTGACTATATCTGCACCTGCAGCAAAACAATCAGAAACGGTTTTAACATCACGAATAGATGCTGCAAGTATTTGAGTCTTCTTTATTCCCTGTATTGCATAAATGTCACTAATATTCTCAATCAATTCAATACCTGAGAAAGAATTATCATCAAGTCTACCAGCA